ATCTGGAATCGGTGAAAGAGAAAGTTAATCACTTCTTCACCACCAGCAAGAATGAGGCTACAATCCAACGCAGGACTCTCCAGTTCTTCGTGACTGATCTATTGATGGAAGCAAAGCAATATAGAGGCTTCAACTATCTACACAAGCACCATGTCGAAGAAGGCATGACCTATGGAGTCGAATGGAATGAAGCTGGGGACAAGGCTACATTCAAAGACGAATCACGAATCTTCTTTCATTGAAACAGTTAACTAAATAGTAATATGACATACAAAGAATTACTTGAGTCTTTGAATGAATTGAGTGCGGAACAGCTAAACCAAACTGTTACTGTGTATAATGGAGCAGTTGATGAATATTATCCTGTTTATAGTTGCGATGTTTCTCTTGTCGATGACGTACTAGACAAAGATCATTTTTTTATTGAGATTGAATAATATGAATAAATAAGCTCTAAATATTAAAAAGATTAACCGCAAATAAGGCAAATAAGCCTCGATTTAATAATTGGGGCTCTTTTGTTGTCACCATAGTTTTTCAGATTGGGGACCCCGAAGCCAGAAACTATCAAATAATTTTGTGAAAATGTTTGCAATGGTCGCTGCTTTGGGCTACTCTTTCCACGATGAACCTTGACTACGCCCTTGATTTTGTTGGCGGACTTTCTGCGCCCAGCAAAATGCCATGCCGATCTTATTCTACCCCCGCAAAGCATTGCAAAACCGGCGCAAAATTAGTGCCCGTAAAGAATAGTGTTTGCTCTAAGTGTTATGCGTTAAAGGGCTTTTATAATATGCCCAATGTCAGAAACGCTTTACAAAAGCGATTTGATTCTATAGATAAGCCCGAATGGGTTGAAGCAATGACTATTGCTATTGCAGGTAAAGAAAAGAGTGGATTCTTTCGTTGGCACGATAGTGGTGATATTCAATCGGTAATTCATTTAAGAAAGATATGTCAGATTGCAATTAATCTTCCTAACATTACTTTCTGGCTTCCTACTCGGGAGTATTCTATTGTCAGCACTTATGTTAAATTGTATGGGACTATTCCTTCTAATTTAACTATTCGACTTTCTTCTCTAATGATTAATGGCAATGCACCTAGCGCTATTGCCAAAACATTAGGGTTAACTACTTCCGGCGTGTCAAAAGATCAGACATTTAATTGTCCTGCTTCTAATCAAGATAACAAATGCCTTACTTGCCGCGCTTGTTGGAATAAATCAGTGCAAAACGTAAGCTACAAATTACATTAAATCATGATAGTATTACTACTAATAGTAGTATTGATAGGAATAATAATAGGAAACAAACACAATGACAAAAGATAAACAAATAGCAAAACTAGAAAAGAAAATCACTGACCTAAAGGTAATGAAGAAAAGCGCTAGGTCTTTACAAAAGAAACGAATTAAACTCAAAGTCAAATTGTCAGAAATTAAGAAAAGTCTCAGGAACATTAGTTTAAAAGTCAGCAGGTTTGCAAATAAGACTCCAAAGATTAAAGAATAACAGAACAAATATCAAATAAAGCACCCTCTAGTGTTTAACACTAGGGGGTTTTTCTATAGTTTTCGGAATTGGGGAGCCCAAAGTAAAAAACTATCAAATTAAATTTGACTCTCGCGCCGTTTCCCATTACCTTGTCCCTGATGAAACTACTTACTGTCGAATTGATGGAAAAACTCAGCAAGGCAGGGGCCGATAGCTATGTGCCCCTCTGCAAACTATTCACCCCTTGGGGCGCAGCAACTTGGCTCATTACAGGCATCGAAGGCGGCATCCTGCATGGCTTCGCTGATTTGGGCATGGGGTGCGTCGAATGGGGCGGTATTGCTACCTTGGGCGAAATGGAAGCTATCAGGGGGCGATTTGGTTTGAAAATTGAGCGCGATTTGTTCTGGACAGCAAGGGAGGATTTGAATTACTTTGAGTTGGAATCACTTGTTGGGATTTGATAATAAGAAAGAAGAATAAATATGACCATAACAGAGTTAATAATGTCAATTCCTCCCCCTCCTCCTATTCTTGAATCTGATACTAGTTTTGAAATAGTTTTTCATTACGATGGCCCAGTAATAACTAGCTTAGACGAGGAAGAAGAATAAATATGAATCCCTTTGACGAAATCTTAAACAAATTAGAAGAAATAGATATACGGCTCAATAAAGAGAAAGACTCTGAGATAAAAGAAATATTATCAGATATTGTTTTTGTATTAGATTTAATAACAGAACAGCTTCACTTATCTACTAAAGAATAAAACACAAGCCCCGCTTCGGCGGGGTTTTTCTTTGATAGTTTTGGGCTTTGGGGTGCCCAGACCGGGAAACTATGAAGGGGGGCCGAAGCCCCCCGTTACACTATCCTATTACCATTGGCCCCACATAGTGAGCCAAGCCTTATGTGCGGCTAATTGATGTATATTGATACCATATGTAACCATAATGACTGATTCATTGATACCAGACTTCAGGGCTTCATAGATACCTTGCTTATTAGTCTTGGGAATAATAGTCTTCTGTGTGACAACAGAAGCTTGCTTCTTGGCATTCATATTCTCGACCTTATAGTTATGATTTAACACATCGTGGTCATTAGTAATACAGAAGCAAAGCATGGGAGATTTAACACCCACATATTCAATTGCAAAGAGCAAATGATAGCCGCGCTCATCCATTAGCGGCTTAAAGTAATTAAGGATAGCCTGAGCAGGGCTAACCTTCTTTGCGTCTTCAAGTATTGCAGCAGGGACATTTTCCCGTCTGCGCCAATTGGTAGTAAAGGTGAATACCTGAACTTGTTTACCAGTTGCCCTATGATAATCAAGATCAAAGAAAGAAGGCTGGCCGCAGAAATCAAACCAACTAAATACATTTTCCTGTTGTGTATAGACTTCCATTGCCTGTTCAACGTGTTCGTTTATATAGCTGACATTATGATTATCTAACACATCATAACGCTCTTCTACGTTATATTCATATGTAGCGTGATCGCGTTCAAAGCAAACAAGATCCATTTCTAATTGAGAACCAAACAAATTACGAAAGCCGTAATTGTTTAACACATACTTTTCAAATTCCCAACTAGTGCCGGGAAGTGATAAAACACTAACCTTGTCTTTGTTAGATGCAAATTGGTCATAGACCTTGCAAATGAGGTGGCGGACTGAGTTCTTAACAGTGTTATTCATGCAGGGAGACATTAGCCCTTGGAAGGAGAAGTGTCAACGCTCTTTCTCACTTTTCTTTGCCATGATAGTTTTTTCCTTCGGGGTGCCCAATCCCAGAAACTATGAAACCCGCCGAAGCGGGGATTGATTACTTAGCGATATTCATAAATATCTCTTTAGGGGCAATCTCAAAGTATTTATAAAGAGCGGGGCAAAGCCAGCCCTCTTCTTTTAGATCCTTTGAATAGTACCAATTGCCGCCGTTTTCTTCTCTAAGCCATTTCAAATGAAAATTATATTTAGGAAAAGTATTATTAGAGAATATAACTTTTAGTTTGTTATTAGCGATTAGTTTATTATTCCAATAATCCAACATCGAATCAATACCAAGAACCAAAGGCTCTCTTTTCAATTCGCGCAATTCATCATCAATAGCCCAAACGTCATCTTTCTTGTATGGGTTAATCACTAAAAGGTTATTCATTTAATCTCTTTGTATTATTTGTTTTAGTATTTGTTTACCTTTTTCTACTGACTGGATATCTAAATCATACAGTTTATGCCAGTCTTTATGCTCTAACGCCATTAATTGTTTAATACGGCGTTCTAAATTAATTAAAGCTTCACGAAGTTGTACTACTTCTTGGATAGTAATTTTTAGTTCTGTATTCATATTACAAGTGCTTTTTAATCTTATTCCAATATTTATCAGTATCTCTTTTACGCCAATTAGGGCCAGCGTTATGAAGCCGAGCCAAAGTCTCTATGTCATTATTAGCAAAGGCTTTGGGTTCATATCTCATAAAGTATTTTTCACAGACTTTACGGGCAACTGTAGGCTCATAAACCTGAGTATGGCTTCCCTTGACCCCAGAGTCAAGAAAATACATTGGGCGAATTTGGTAAAGACCAAGGGCAGTTTCTTTAGCGTTGACTGCCTTGGGGTTGTTGCTGCTTTCGACAGCAGCCATTGCGCGAAACAAGTCTTCTTTGGTGCCATAGTTTCGGCGCGAGGAACCAAGGGCGACAAGGGCGACAGCAAATAGAGATAAAGCGATTTTGTTCATATGAGAGAAAATATCAGATTCAGAGAGAGAGTCAAACTTTTTTTCGATTTAATAGTTTTTTCTTTCGGGGTGCCCAAACCCGGAAACTATCGAAAGTTTCGCACTTGTTTCATGAGGGTCAAAATTTCAAGAGTAAATCATCAAAAAAACTCTTGACAAAAATCCCTGTCGTGGGTTCTCCCCACGCACCATGAGCGCGAAACTAAAAGGGTAACGGTGTTTCTAAAGGCCCAACTATCAACACCCGCCGCAAGTTCTCCCTGCGTACCATGCCGTTACCAGTGCCCTCACTTCGACTTCGAAGGAGGCAAAATTTGTTTGAAGTCAACCAGCCCACCAGAAAGGTCTCTGATCAACTCTCTCTCAACACTAGTGACGGTTTTCTTTCCCGTCAACTGAAAAATGATTTTTGCGTCGTTTTCATTGGCGACGTACTCGCGGGTAGTCCCGTAGACTTCGCGGTTGTAAAACTCAATTGTTCTTTTCATTACCTCTACAGCTTAAGCTTTGCGGGGAGAGAGTCAAATAAAAAGTAAAATTATTTTCGCACACGGGGCGCATGGGATAGTTTTCGCGTCTGGGGTGCCCGAAACGGGAAACTATAAAACCCCGCCGAAGCGGGGGTGAGGTTTTTCAGTCAACGAACTTGACTTTGAACCAATTGGTCTTGTCAAGGATTTTTTCGGCCCTATTCTTGATGTCGATCTTCGTTTCTAGGGCCATGCCCTCAACATAGGAAATGTCATTTTGCAAGCGGAGAATCAAGAGGCGCATTTCGGCAAGGTCTTCGTGCCGGATCTTGACGCAAGACAACTCAGAAGACTTAGTCTCTTGTGGGCTTTGCGCGATGAGGTCGCGGAGATCGCTGGCGGTATCGATGCTTTCGTGTTGTGTTTTCATTACAGAGACAAGTTATCAGATCGGTGGAGATTGTCAAAAATTATTTCAATTTGGCGCAAATAAAGTGCAAATAAAGGTCTTGACAAGTGCTTCCGCCTATGCTCCGCCATAGTTTTCGCATCTGGGGAGCCCAAATCGGCAAACTATCGATTAGGTATCAGAACTAATTAAAAATAAATTTTGACAGGTTGCGTGGGTGTGCTAAAGTTCACTGTCGGGTAGTTCTCATTTATAAACACAACATGAGTATCAATACAGAAACCACAATTAAGTTTAGTAATTTAGAGGAAGTGATTATCACTAACTCTGGAACCGCCAATGCATATGTCGATTCCGCTTTTCATAAACAATTGAATCGCGATTTAACAGAAGCTGAGTGTGATAGTATCACTGATTTATACTTTCAAGAATTGTACGAATTGCATCTCAACCGTTTCTAATATGAAAATCATAGATGGCTCTCTTAAAAACACCTTCACCAATGTCTGCAATTTCAAAGTTAATGTGTTTGGCTCTGATATTGCTGTTGAAGTGATATTTGATTATGATATTGAGAATGGTCAGCAGTATGTTGTTATGGTTGCTTATGATAAATCAGTCTTCGATGCTGATTCTATTGTTGAGATTGATGATTACATCAACACCAACGCTATAAAAGAATGGGATATATATATCAATGAACCATAAGTAATACAATCCCGCTGTAGCAATACGGCGGGTTTTTTTGTGTCAAATATTATTTAAATATTAAACAAATAACGGTCAAATAAGACACCCCCGTTGTAGTAATACAATAGGGGTTTTTCATAGTTTTTGCTTTTGGGGAGCCCGAATCGGGAAACTATGGTGAAGCAAATCTCATGCCAAAGTCCTTTGTTAAATTCTGGTGACGAATCACTTTCTCCCTTGCTTTCCCTTGTGTGTGTGTTATTGTGTGGACGATGAAAGCAACAATGCAGTCCTTGATCGAAAAAATCGAATCCCACCCTGACTTCAGTGTGCCGCAAGGCGCGTGGGTCAGCGTGTATCGCCGCAGTCAGAACTACGGTGGTCCAGAAGAAGGCGGCTGGTGGTACAACCGCAACACGTTGGCGGGCTCTGTCTATTTCCCTGCAATGGAAACCGCCGAGGCTTGGCTTGAAAAGGCCAAGGCGGAAGTGGAGCGCGAAAATCGCGAGGAAGCCCCGGCGCGGCATCGCGCAATGGCATCCCTTCCGGGCGAGGAATATGACACAGCTTATCACGATGAAGGCTACATCCCTACGGGGTGGAGCGACGGGGGCGAGCTATGGGTCACAATTGAGCAGGTCAGGGGCGAATGTGACAATAGCGCGGAAGATCGCCCGCATTATGAATAAACGCTAAACAAATACAATAACCCTGCTGTAACAAACAGTGGGGTTTTTTTATATCGAATATTAATCAAATGTTCTGCAAATAACAACCAAATATGAATAACGAATAGTGATTTATCACTAATTTGATAGTTTTTACTTTTGGGGAGCCCAAATGCGGAAACTATGTATTAAGTATGTAAATTGGTCAAAAATAAATTTTGACATCCTGTGTGGCTGTGTTAAGGTCTTATCGTAAGTTAATACTTATTTAAAAACAATATGATCGAAACTATCGAAAACGAAACAGAAACCCAAGTCGAGTACCTCGATTGGGACGAAAGCTTTGGCTTGTTCTGTTCTATTAATAAGGACATCGAGTTTTTGACTGGCCGAGTCAATTACTATAGCGCCACCGCTACTTATAATCCTGAGAGCTTAGAGTTTTGGAACGAACGCTTAACTCGTTTGGTTAGTGTCAAAAACAAGCTACGAAAGGGCGTTCAAGTAAATACTTCAACGATTAAGTACTTTTCGTGAAATAGTAATACAACAGCCCTATTGTAATACAATAGGGTTTTTTCATAGTTTTTACTTTTGGGCTGCCCAAAACGGGAAACTATGGTGAAGCAAGGACCGTGCTAAAGTCCTTTGTTACTTTTGTGTGACGAATCACTTTTGTTGTTGATCTCAGACGAAAACCTAGTAAAATTATGGGCGACGGTAAAAATCAACTAAAAACTCTATGAGATGCGAAGACTATCCTTGTTGCGGTCACGAAGCTGGCGGTTGCCCCCAAATCGATGAGAACGGCGCAGAGCGCTTCCGTTGCGCTTGCTGCTCCGTCCTGATGGCTCCAAAGGCACGGAGCGCCGTTTGCGAGCCTTGCCACAAGCGGCGGCGGGCTTCAGACGAAGACTTTGAGCCGTACTATGACAACGAAGATTGATAGATAGTAATAAACACAAACCCCGTTGCAGTAATGCATCGGGGTTTTTTGTGTCAAATATTAATCAAACATTACGCAAATATTACGCAAATAAAGGCCAAATAATAGTAATACTAGTGATTTATCACTGATTTCATAGTTTTTCACTTTGGGGACCCCAAAACAGAAAACTATCGCTTATTTATAAACAACTATTTATAAACAAGAAACCCCCTGTATTACTACAGAGGGTTTGTCACTAAGGGCCTTATCTAGTCATTCCTACTATCAGTAGGATTAGCAATAGTATTATCATAGCTCGCCCTTATTGTATTTGCCTTCTAACTTGAGGAGGCCGCTGTTTATATTTGCTTTTGTATTAATCCAAATATCGGGATCAATATCAAGTTCTTTACAATCGGCTATTTGTTTATCACAATGAATGATTCTAGCTTTAAGAGCTAATTGTATATGTACTAATTCCATTAAAGATACTGATTCGGTCATATTGTATTAGGATAAGAGGTTGTTATTAATTGCGCGTTTTAAGTATTCGCGCCCCACTGTTTGTATATCAGCCAACGTATATTGCAGGATCTTCTACGTTAATACAATTATCAACTGCAATAGTGAGAAACTTCAGTTCCTCTTTGTCAGAGCGATATTGTTGTATATATTCGTATTGCTCTTGTGTAATAGGCTGATTGTCTACTAATAGGTCAAACCTATTCTTCTTGCTATTAGTAGGAAGCCCAGCCAAATACAATTGGCCGGTCTTATTGTTTCTCACTAAACCGTCTCTAACGAAGGTAAACCAATTAGGCTTACCAACTGCATCAGGATACTTATTGTTATACGTTTCCTCGCCCGCAAGCGTTATAGCAAAACGAAAGTCGCGTGTAACACGACCGTTATATATATTGATAGGAAGCCCGCTACGTCCGCCCTTATTCAATTTATATTCGCCGTCCATTAGCACTGTTGCTATATGGCCCGCTTTTACTTTATTAAGATCAATCATGCTGTTGTATTTATATAGTGACGTTGTATTTATATAAGAACCAAACTGACTATGACAATTTAACATACTACTATATATATACAAGAACTGAATCTACTTTAATTTTCTACGTTAACGGGCACTTGGCACAGCTTATGCTCCGAGCGTAGCATGAACCATGCCAACCGACTTGGCACGACTCTTGCTGCGGGCGTAGCACGAAGTGTGCCAACCTATGGGCGACGATAGTTTTTCAAATTGGGGACCCCAAAACAGAAAACTATGCTTTCCACGGACTTGGCATAGAACCTGCTGGGGAGCATAAAGTGTGCCAACCTAGACTTGGCATGGGACTTGCTGGGGAGCATGAAGTGTGCCAAAACCAATTGTAACATTTGTGTGACGGAAGCCGTTTTCCGTTGTCCTTGCTCGTTTTCTTTGTATAATCGAAGGACAGGCAATGACGCTTGTGGAAACTAAAAAACACTATGGGAATTCAAATTGGACAAATTCGTGCGGGGCAACTGGCGACTATTCTGGTCACCGGCGAGCATGAAATGGCGACGGGGGGCACTATGGGCAGGCCTAGAAACCCTCTGCGTGACCGCGTCACGCGTGACCACCGCTTGGTCCTTCGCGTCTCTGGCGTTGAAACCTACAACCGTCGCTTGACGCGTGACGGTCGAACTCCTGTTGGTGCCCCCACCTATTGGGAATGGGTCAAGGACAGCGAAGGCAAAGTGATTGACGGTCTGGCGGTTCACAAGAAAAACGGAACCCTTTATCTGGTCTGTGACCCCACAAGCGTCACGCGTACCGTCCGTTATTTGGTTGACAACCGCGAAGCGACACCGTCAGAACTGGCGACGATTCACGCGTACCGAAAGGACAAGTCTGACAAGGACCCAGACATCTTGCTTTTCAAACTTGACTCTGTCGCAAACTTAGAGTGAAAAAAACAGACCCCGCTTTCGAGCGGGGTTTTTTGTGTCAAAATATTTCCTTGACATTGCCCCCTATTTTTGGAAATATTGCCAGAGGCTTTTCAAATACGGCGGCGGGGGGGTCTAAAAATCATTCTGCCCTTCTTCTATTAATATACCTCTTGTTAATATATCCCTCTATCATTCTATCCTTAAATCAATAATTCTTTCTTTTATTAATGATATCCATTAAAAGAAGTCTATTCTCTCTCTCCCTTTAAACACATTACTAAATAATTACTATCTTTATGTAAGAGTCCCTATTTCTCAAAAAATAAGACCAAAAGGAAGACCTAGAAACTTTGCAGGGTCAAAAAATCCCCGGACCCCCCTGTGAAAAATACCTTTTTTAGATATAGCTTGTGTAGATATATCTAATGTTAATCAAATGTTCTGTCTGTAACATTGAAAAAGAAGATATAGAATTTAACAGAGTAAAAGGTAAGTGCAACCCTTGTTGCCACTCCCAAGAATACAATAGGATTAAAGAAATGATGGGCCATCCTGAGACTGGCGAGATAGTCTATCTCAAAAAAGTCATCTTAAACAAAGCAAAAAAGCGTTCAAAAAAGAAGGGTCTAGAATTTGACCTCACCTTATCCGATTTAATAAGTCTTAAAAATAATACCTGCCCCATTTTGGGCTGCGAAATACTATATAAGTCAGGAATAGACCATAAGAGATCAGCATCCCTAGACAGGATAGACCCAACTAAAGGATACATAATTAGTAACGTTAAGATAGTATCCCACGAAGGCAACTCCCTAAAAAATAGAAACAATTTCCATTCCGCCGTTAAGATGCTAGAATATATAATAACTAATTCGCCGCCAGAGGATATGGCTCCTGAAAAGAAAGATCAATTACTTAACCTGCTTAAAGACTTTTAACAACTCCTCCTCAAATAACTTGTCTTCACTATACTCGATATTTATTTGTTTTGTATTTTCCTCACCCTTAATTATAATACTAATATATGGCAAATCATATTTCGCACAAGTCATCGAAGCGAGAGTTACTAGACAACAATCGCAAATCTTTATTTGCTTCCCATCTTCTGCAATCATATTAAAATAAACAAGTTTCCGCGCCTTAAAGAATAATAAATAATCTTCCTTATTGTATGACAGTTCACAACCCTCACAACATATTCTCTTCCTGCAAGTCTTGGGGTTTACAACTGTAACATTTAATTTGTTCTTCATCTTATATAATACATGTAATTAAAATAATAAAGCCAATGAAAATGTCAAAAAAAGATACCTCCCAACACATCGCGCAAAAAGACAAAGTCAAAGACGACTTTGAAATTCGCAAACTGAAATGGACCCCGAAACAAGAACAAATCATTCAAGCGGCTTTAGATAAGACTACCAATATAGTTATCCTAGATGGTCTTCCGGGCACAGCGAAAACTTTATTGAGTGTCTATTGCTCCCTAGAACTATTAAAAGCCAAAAAGATCTCTGATATTGTATACATCAGATCCCTAATTCAGAGTACAGATGGTCAAACTGGCTTCTTGACTGGCGACTTAGACGAGAAGACCTTCTTCTATAACGTACCTCTATTTGATAAGCTAGAAGAATTACTAAATAAGTCCAGTATTGAATCACTATACAAGCAAGAAAGGATCAAAACCTATCCAGTCTCTCTGCTTCGCGGTTACACCTTTAACGTTAACTCCGTTATTTTGGATGAGGGACAAAACATGATGTTTGACTCTCTCGTAACGGCGGCAACCCGAATGGGTAAGTTTAGTAAGCTATTTATTTGCGGCGATAGCATTATGCAAAACGACTTAGGCAAGAGATCTGGCTTTAAAGAGTTCTGTGAGATCTTCCAAGACCAAGATAGCCGAGATAATGGTATTCAATACTTTAAACTTGGACAAGAAGACATTATGAGAAGTGGTATTGTCCGCTTTATTGTTGACAAGATCACTAAATACAAAGAAATTATTCATTAAACTTTTGTTTCATCCTTTGGTGGATAAGCCTTGATAAAGTATTCGCGCATTTAGTTACTTTTGTTTCTGATTCGTGCCAGAAGAATGCGTGTAATACTTCGTGGATTAGAATGTTGATCGTCTTTTGTTTCGTCAATTTGGGATCAATTATAATCTTTGGATCGTCCATCTCTGGCGAATCGCATATGCCATAGCACCCTCTGGGGGGTTTGGCCCAATTGATGACGTATTCAACCTTTTCGTTATTTTTAAACGAATACTTCATTCTTCTACAATTACACTTGCTTATTTGCTATTATCAAACTATAATAAATAAATGAATTATGCAAAAAATTTACTGCTCCAAATGTGGCAATCCTAATTTATATACTCAAGCAAAGCCAAAATTTTGCTCTGCATGTGGCACTCCGTTCTATGGTGTTATCGTAGAAAAGCCACAAGATAAGAAGCTAAGAGAAAACAAAGTTCGCGCTCAAGAAGAGCTTGACTCTGAAGATGATGAAGATGATTCAGAAGCTTCTACCGGAATTCCTGAATTGAAAGGTGGTCTAGATGTTGATATCGAATTTGATGCTCCAAAGAGAGAATCTCTCTCTAAAATTGCTGGTACAGTGCCAGATCAACTCTTGCAAGGTCAACAAAGATTTACAGAGAAAGTCTCTGCCAGAGAGATGATGAAAATATTTAAACAAGAAGCCGGTACACTAAGGCAAAAATAAAATGTCTGATAAAACTCAAAACCAATCCTTTGAAAGTAACATTGCTATAGTAGATGAAGAAATTCGCAAACGCAAGGGCAAGTGGACCCTTGCTGCACTGTCTTGGATTGATTTTGAGGACGTTGAGCAGATACTAAGGATTCATATTTATAAAAAATGGAGCCTATATGATCAGAAAAAACCCCTTGCCCCTTGGTTAAATATTATTATCTCTAATCAGATAAAAAACATTATAAGAAACAACTATGGTAATTATGCTAGACCTTGTTTGAAGTGTGCGGCGGCAGAGTGGGATGATTCTTGTTCAATATATGGAGAGCAGTGCAAGAAGTGTCCAATGTATGCCCATTGGGAGAGCAATAAAAAAGATGCTTTCAATACAAAAGTAACCCTTCCTCTTGAGAATCACATTAAGGAAGTCCACGACATGACCAACGAAGGCTTTGACCTTCTAAGGAGTACCCAAAGTTTATCTTCAGCATTAAAGAAAGTGCTAAAGCCAGCAGAGTGGATGGTCTATGAGATGCTCTGTCTAAAAAATCAAAGAGAAGAAGAAGTAGCAAAACTATTAGGCTTCAAGACTACTGAAAAGAATCGTTCCCCCGGATACAAACAGATAAAAAACTTAAAGCGCTCTATCCTTATAAAAGCTAAGAAGTGCATTGTGAGTGGAGAAGTGGAAATTTATGGCTGAAAACGAAAATCAACCTCAAGAACTTAATGACCAACAGAGACTGGCAATTTTAAATGAGTGGAACAATCGCCCTACTAATCCTCCTTCTCTGCTTGAACTTGTTAGGGTTGCTTTTCCTGACGCTGAAGGCGCAGACGGTAGAAGTTGGCACGGTAAGAAGGTTAAAGAGTTCTTATCCACAAGACAAATTAAAGCAAGGGCTTCGTATGAGTACTTGGCGAAAGATAAGATCGAATTATCTCCAGAACAAAAAGAGTTTGCTGCTAATAATGCCGGTTCAATGGGCGCACTTGAGATTACTAAAAGTGTTTTCAACAATCAAAACCTTACTAGCCTCAGTCAAGAGACTCGTACAGTAATTGAGTTCATTAAGACCCTTGATCAAAAAGTAATTCAAGCAGGTCCAGTCTCCCAAAGAGATACAGAGAGTATAGCTGATTCTCAATACATGCCGCCAAAGACTTTTGAGCGGATGCTCTTTCGTATCAATAGATATGTGCATGAAGGCATTGATAAAGACAAAGTCACTTCGCGCCAGAAGGCCGCTATTAATGCTATTATTGGATACATGCATACTTATCGGTTTTTGCATCAGATAAATAGTTACTCTTCTAATATTGACCGTGAATTATTTGAAAGTTCTTTTGTCCGTTATACATTTGATAAACCAGACCTTACTCAAGAAGAGGTAGACCAATATATTGTCCTAGCTACTGAAGTGGTAATCTCTGCTAATATCCAAGAGACCATTCAGACCCTTCAAGATCAGATTGATATGGAAGTAGATGGGGGCGGCAAAATACCTATGGCTCTTATTGAGGCTATTAGCGGCGCAAGAAACGAATATAATCAATCAACTATCCGCCAGCAAAAACTTCTCAATGATCTTAAAGTAAAAAGAAGTGATCGCCTTAGTAAACAAATAAAAGAGAACGCCAGTATCCTCAATTTAGTTCAGATGTGGAAAGAAGAAGACTCTCGCACAAAGTTATTGAAACTTGCTGAAAGGAGAAAGGCAATGGTCAAAAATGAAATAGACCGCTTGTCTACAATGGATGAAATCAAGTGTCGTATCTTAGGAATTTCAGAAGATGAGGTGTTAAATGGCTGAAACATGTAAAATATGTCAGAAAGTTTATGAAGTAGATGCAGATTTTAATCGCCATCTCAAGGCTCATAAGCTTAGAGTAATAGAATACTATCAACAACAGCATCCTCGCTATGATGCTTTTGATAATTCAATAATTATATACAAAAATAAAGACCAGTACTTCAATACTGACTTTAATAATAAAAACAATCTCAAAAATTGGCTCAAGGCCCAGTCTCTAGAGAAGCAAAAAGAATATTGCAAAGACTTTCTTATCAAGAGGAAAGAGAAGAAAGGCTTACAGTATACGCCCTCTCAAGTTGAGCTTCGTAGTGTGTTAAGCCCAAGTGTTATTTACTTGCAAGAAATTTTTGATAGCTATTACAAGCTCGCTGAAGACATTGGTTTTAAAAATAAGTATGTATATCCAAATAATTTGGATAATCTAGCTCAATTACAAACCAAAGGCTCAATCATTTATATTGATACCCGAGAACAGAAGCCATTTATCTTCAATATGGCCTCTGAAGTTCGCACCCTTAAGTTTGGAGACTATGGATTTAGTCATCCAAGCTATGATGGCAAACTTTATTTTGAGAGAAAGTCTATCTCTGATTTTATTGGGACACTAAGCGCAGGTTACGAAAGGTTTTGCCGAGAGATTGAGAAGGCAAGCGAAGCAAAAGCTAATATGGTCATCATTGTAGAAGAAAGCTTAAGCAACGCTCTGTCGTTTAATCATCTGCCTCATGTATACAAGAAAGCTACAAAGGTAAACCCTGAATTTATATTCCATAACGTCAGAGAATTAATACAAAAATACCCTCATGTGCAATTCTTATTTGCAAAGGGGCGCAAAGAGTCTGTTAGAGTAATTGAGAAGATGTTTTCTACTGATGAGAACTTTTTTAAATACGATCTGCAACTTTGCTACGACCTAAAGATGCTATAATATGTGGTATACCCCAGAAAAATATAATAGAATAATTCCAAATCTAAACGATGAATATTCTAGACTAAAAGATACTCTTGAAGACAAAGAAGCTAAGATAACTTTAGCTAAATTTTTGCGTTCTAACATTGGTATAACTACAGAGCTAATTTCTGGTATAAAATTATGGCCTTATCAAGAGGTTGTAATTAAAGCCATGTTGAATCGGAACTTTTGTATGAATGTGTGGGGCCGTGGTGCTTCCAAGTCTTTTTCTGCTGCGGTATTTTGTTTTTTGCAATGCATATTTGAGCCCAAGAGCAAGATCCTAATTGCTGGTCCAACATTCAGAACAGCAAGAAGCATTTTTAATTCAATAGAAAAGATTACTGAGTCTAAAGGCGCAGATCTTTTAATGCAAGCGTTCGGCGCAAAGTCAAAACGCAATGATGAATACGATTGGTCAATTAATGAGGGTTCAATAAAAGCTATTCCTCTAAGCGGCGAAAAGATTCGTGGTTTCCGTGCTAACGTCCTTGTACTAGACGAGTTCATGCTTCTACCGGAAGACATTATTAAGAATGTATTGATGCCATTCTTGATTGTGCCGCAAGATATTAAAGAACGTATTAGTATTCGCGAACAAGAAGATGATTTAATTAGCCAAGGAGCAATGACAGAAGCTGACCGCATGGAGTTTAAGAACACTTCTAAAATGATTGCCCTGTCTTCAGCCTCTTATACTTTTGAGAACCTCTATAAGACTTATAAAGAGTGGTGTGATAATATCTACTCAAAGGAGCCAACAAGTGCTACTTATTTTGTCTCTCAATTAAGTTACGAAGCCCTTCCTCCAGAGATGATAGACTCTTCAATTACAGAAGAAGCGCAAAATGGTGGAGCTTCTCATGCTTCTTTCTTAAGAGAGTATTGCGCTCAATTCACTGATGGTAGCGATTCTTATTTTAGCATGAAGAAAATGGAAGAGTGTACCCTTAAGTTCGAAGAACGCCCCCATTCTCAAATTAAAGGAGATAGTAGTAAGCAATATATTTTAGCAATGGACCCTAACATGAGCGATAGTCCAAATGCTGACTATTTTGCAATGGGTATTTTAGAGATAGACCGAGAAAATAAGAACGATACCCTAGTCCATTGTTATGCTGGACTTGGGAGCTTAAATACTCATATCAAATACTTTCATTACTTAATGACGAGCTTTAATATTGTTTACATAATCTGCGATAATGCTGGTGCTGACATCTTCTTCAACACTTATAATGAATCTCAATATGTGAATTCAGAATCTGAGAAGATTAAGTTTATTGATTTCGATTCTGATCTTGAGGGTATTGAATACACAAGGATGGTGCAAAAAGCTAAGAGTCAATACAACCTTGAGAACAAGCAGATAGCAGTCACTCAAGTATTTACTACTACATTTATTAGAAGAGGTAACGAAAATCTACAAGCGGCAATTGATTATAAGAAAATTTGGTTCGCTTCAAAGACTGTAGCTAATGAAACGTTCTTTAATGAAGAGATAAATAAGAGAATACCAGAAGAGATTATATTCGTAGAAGAGAACAAGGACTGGAACAAGTTAGATTTAATAGAACACCAAGACTTATTGGTTTACAACACCAAGAAACAATGCTCGCTAGTTGAGTTCACTACTAGCAGCCGTGGATCTGTTAATTTCGACTTGCCTCAACACCTAAAGCGTTCCAATTCTCCCAATAGAGCAAGAAAAGATAATTACACTGCTTTAATGTTAGCGAAATGGGGTTCCAAATGCTATAATGACATTATGACTACTGAAAATAAAATAGTAGCTGCGGGATTTACACCAATTTTAATTTAAAATGTGTAATTAATTATTAGGCTTATGGCAAAGGTTAAAAAAGAAAAAACTGAGGAATCTTCTTTCGCTCCAATGATGGTCGAAGGCTCTACCCCTGCTCATGGCGGAGTAGCAAGCAGAGTCACTGAGACGAGAAGCCGTAGAAATGCTGCATCAACCATTGAGAGAACAGATCGTTTTCGCAATATTGATGAAGGCATGGTGCCATTTAACTATGCCACTGGCTATAATTACAATAAGTCTAATATTGACGTAAGAGATACAGTTATCTTGTGCCAAAAAGCTTATTATAACTTTGGCTTATTTAGAAACACTATTGATTTGATGTCGGAGCTTTCTTGCGGTAATCTGCATTTGAAAGGCGGAAATAAAAGCGCAAGAGACTTCTTCCAAGCCTTATTTAATAAGATAAATATTACTGCCCTTCAAGACAAGTTCTTTAGAGAGTATTATCGCTCTGGAAATGTTTTCATCTATAGATACGACACTACCATTAAAGAAGAGGATGTATCTAAAATTAGCCAAGTTTTTGGTTCTCAAGTATTAGCTGCGAAGATTTCTTTGCCAGCTAAATACATCATCATCAATCCAGCCGATGTTCAGGTCAATGGTAACCTTTCTTTTAATAGAGGGCAGTATTACAAAGTCTTAACTGATTACGAGCTTGAACAAATTAGGCACCCAAGAACAGAAGAAGATCAGGAAATATTAAACTCTCTTGACCCTCTTGTTAAAGAACAAGTTTTAAAAGGAAAAGCCACAGCAGTTCTATTACATCTAGATACTAAAAAATTCTATGCTGTATTCTATAAGAAACAAGATTATGAACCATTCGCTGTGCCAATGGGATTTCCAGTTCTTGAAGATATAAGCGCTAAAATTGAAATGCGCCGTATGGATATGGCTCTTACGAGAACAATCCAACAAGTCGTTCTGCTTATCACAATGGGAACTGAGCCAGATAAAGGCGGTGTGAACCAAGAGAACTTAAAGACGATGCAAAATCTCTTTACTAACCAATCTGTTGGTAGAGTCCTTATTGCAGACTACACAACAAAAGCTGAATTCGTTATCCCTCAAATTGCAGACATCCTTGATCCAAAGAAGTATGAAATAATTGATAAAGATATAAATATTGGATTAAACAATATCTTAATTGGAAACGAAAAGTTTGCCAACACCACTACGAAAGTTTCTCTTTTGGGACAAAAATTAATGCAAGCTCGCCAAGCTTTTATCACAGACTTCTTACTTCCTGAAATCAAGAGAATTTCTAAAGAAATAGGGTTCAAAGTATTTCCTACTCCATTCTTTGAAGATATGGACCTTAAGACAGATCAAAATCTTAACAGAGTTTACACTCGCCTTATAGAGCTTGGGGTCCTCACTCCAGAGGAAGGTCTTAAAGCTATTGAAACAGGAGTATTGCCAAGTCCAGAAGAGTCACTCCAGTCTCAAACTAGTTTCGTTGACCTAAAAGACAAAGGCTTTTATCAACCTCTAATTGGTGGACCTAAAATAGATGCCGGTAGACCGGCAGGTAGCACCGGAATTAAACAGACAACCAAAAATGTCAAACCAGTTGGCACTTCTTCTAAGGCGAATTACAGCGTGACTAAGTTGAAAGACGTAGTTGAAGCCACAAATAAATTAGGCGACGAAGTAGAAACCCTTTTAAAGAAAAAACATAAACTTAAAAAACTAAACGATAAACAAAAAGAAGTAGCTCTTGACATTACAAAAATTATAGTCGCTAACGAAGAAAAAAGCAATTGGTCTTCTAAGATTACTGAATACGTCCAATCTCCTGTAGACAAGAACACAAAGAGGATAGAAGAGATTCATGAGATTGCTTGCGAACATCAAGTGGATTCTTATATGGCTAGCTTGCTTTACCATAGTAAAATCTAATGCCTACAAATAGAGTAATCTATAACAATCAGTTGTTGCTTGTTGGACCTGCTCCAGCAAGTGGTTACTATTTTTGTGACCCTAATGGCTCTCTTTTGCCTACGGGACTCTATAATTTGGTCCAACCTCTTAAGAGAGTAAATCAATTTAGTTACCAAATCACTACTCAGCCAGCAAGATTCACTGAAATTGGAAATGCTTCTACAATTTATGATTACAACCTAAAGCGACCAGATATAAATCTTAGTTTTAATTACAACATTAAAGATTTAAGAAATGAAGCTAGACTTGGCTTTTATGTAGAGCTTGGGATTCCGAATTTAGATCAATTCGATGGTGGACAAATATATCCTAGTGGAAATATCTTATCAGGATTCACTTTTGGAGATCAAGGGTTTGCCTACAATACTGATTTAACACTTCCAACAAATAACACATTTAAATACCCGTTCAAATACAGAGATCAAAGAAATATTTTCTTGTCTATTAACCCAAATCCCGCAGACGTTATTAACTCTAATTTGTCTGGATTCCCTGTATTGGCTTTTGGTAATTGTTATATTACTTCTTATGGAGTAAATGCTAAAGTGAACGAAATCCCAACAGCTTCAGTTAATTGCACGGCGCATAATGTAATTTATTACTCTTCTGGCACCAACGCAGTATCTCCTTTTGTTGAACCCAAGAGTGGGTTGCTTAATACGGGAGTTCGTTTTTCTATTCCTAATTACAACGCAGCATACGAAGAAATAGGTAACTCAATTTCAGTCTTATTACCCGGAGAAATCACGGTAGATGTATATGATGCGGGCTCTATTTCTAAAACTAAATCAAATGTAATCATACAAGACTCGGCAATTCAGGGTTTTAATTTTAATATCCCATTAGATAGAGAACTCGTAAAGACATTGGGCTATGTTTACCCAGTAGATAGGCAAATAAATACACCAATCACTGTTGAAGGTGCTTTTTCTGCTATTTATAAAAATTTAATCTATTCAGGAGACTTAATATCAAACATAAAATCAGAATCTAAATATGATATCGTAATTAAGATGAATAAGGATTCTGAGACGATTATAAGATACGATATTAGAGGAGCAAAGTTTAAAGACCTTTCTTACGATTCTTCAATCGGCGCTAATGCTGTTTTAGATTTTAGTTTTTATTGTGATATGGACCAAAATGCTTATCCTCATCCTAATGGTTTGTTTATGAGCGGATTATTGAAGGGATTGAATTACACAAACTTTAATACAAATGGGCCATTATAATTTCCTTAATTAGTAATTTTCAGTGTATTTATTATCAACTACAAATTATGAGCTTACAAGGTTTAGAAATTGAAATCATAGAATCAAAGAGGTCTGGGCCTAAAAGCTCTGCTCAGACCCCTGCTAAACCTTCTGAAAAGCGCAGTGGTTCTGATAAAAATCCTGCTGGTAGCGCAGGAACAAAAAGTGATAAAGCAATAGAGTTTTCTGCTAAAGTAGTTGAAGCTTTAAAGTCTAAAGTTAGAGAGCATAATAGCAAATATTCTAAGAAAGTAAGCTTAAGTCAATTAAAGAAAGTTTATCGTAGAGGCGCTGGAGCTTTTAGTTCTAGTCATAGACCCGGAAAAACAAGAGGACAGTGGGCAATGGCCCGTGTGAATACTTTCTTAAGAATGATGGCTGGTAAAACTGTTAAAGATGCTTACCGCAAAGCTGATAGTGATGTAGCTAGAGCTTCAGAAATTGATGTTACAGGTTCTTGGGAACCAAATGATGGTGATTTCTCTCAAGCAGATAATGATATTCAAGACTATAATCTTGATTATGATTTTGAAGATGAGAATGATCTATACTTGGATACAGAACAAGAAAAAGCAAATTGGCTAGAATATATTTAACATGAAAACAAAAGAACTCGAAATCGATATTTCTGATAATATTATCGCCGCAGATAATCAAAAGAAAACTCTCAATAAACCTTTTAGAACTTCAAACGGTCCAAAGAAGTTTTCTGTTTATGTCAAAAATGAAAAGGGAAATGTCGTAAAGGTTAACTTTGGTGACCCAAACATGGAGATCAAGAGAGACAATCCTGCAAGAAGAAAGAGTTTTAGAGCAAGACATGGTTGCGATAAGAATCCCGGCCCTAAATGGAAAGCTAAATATTGGTCATGCAGACAATGGAGAAGCTCTGCTCCAGTCGAAGGTTCTGCTGATATAGAATCAGAAGCTAATAAAGGCTTGTGGTACAATATCCAAAAGAAAAAAGAGCGTATGGGTAAAAATTATAAGCCAGCGAAACCCGGAGATAAAGATTATCCAAAGCAAGGTGCCTTAAAGAAAGCTCAAGCAAGTGAAGAAGAGTGGGATGGGATTACTTTCTGGAATCAAGAAGAATTATTAAACATCTATCCTGATCTTTCTAAGGCAGACGATATTGCAATCGAAGATGATTCTGAAGAGATGATGTATCATACTCAAGACGCTGCTGAAATGGCAGTTGGTCAATTTTCTCTTTGCGTCGAAAAATTACAAGATCTAATTGTTAAGATTCAAACAGATCCAGAGATTGCTTTGGAAATTTCTGAACCTTGGATTATTAACAAGATCGCTATTACTGAACATAACATTAATGCCATCCATACTTATCTAGTTTATCCAAGAGGTGGATTCTTAAAAAATGGACAATCTGAAGATGTTTCTGAAGATCCTAATGAAGATGTCAGTGAAGGGCCAGAATCAGTCGAAGCTAGTTCTTATGATGCAGGTCCTATGTATATGGTTGGCAGCAAAGTAAAGAACATAAACAGATCTTGTTATCATTTCGGCAGCGAAGGAATTGTCACTGAAATAAAAGAATTACCTGATCGCATGGGCAAAGTAATTTCTTATCAAGTTACAAACGAAGGAGAGACTTACAAAAAAGGCGACGTACTTACTAAAACCCCAGACCAGTTAACGAAAATAAATTAAAAAGTGTACAAATATTAAGCAATATGAATATCTTATCATCAATGTTAGAGTTCCAAAACCAAGTTAAAGTTTTCCATTGGCAAACTTATGGCTATTCCGAGCATAAGACTTTTGGAGAATTGTATGATAAGCTTTCTGAAAATATTGATGATTTTGTTGAGACTTTCATGGGCAAGTATGGACGTATTATTGCTAAAGAATCATTTGTATTAACTTTGCAAAACTATAAATCAATTAGCCCTCTTGACACAATGAACAGCTTTATCGCATTTCTTAGCAATGATTTACCTTCTCAACTAGACCCAGCTAAAGATACTGATCTTCTCAATATTAGAGATGAAATTTTAGGAGATGTAAACCAAACTAAATATCTTTTAACTTTAAAATAAATGAAATCTTTTATCCAACATGGCGTAGCTTCGGTAAATGGCCTCGTAGCTAATTTCACTACTTCCGGTGTAGTTATTCAACCTCCTAATAGTGGAAACTCAAGAATTTTCATCACTGATGTAGTAGCGACTAACAATGCTATTACATTGTTGAATGCAAGTGCTACTGCAACTGGTGGTATTTTAGCTTATATCGCTCAAGGCAACTGCAACTTTTCTGTCCCTATTGACGTTCCTGATTTCTCAGGTATTGCTATTATCCCCGTTAATTCAATCGGCAGTATTAATTATTTCTTAGAATAATATGAAATTTGAATTCTCTACAACATTTAGTTCTTCAATCAGACCGTTGGTTTCTGAGGAAAAAGATAAGTATCTATCATTAGCCAGTCTAATTGATGTAGGCAATTTTATTCCTAACGTCAATGCTGAGTCTAATATGGATCTTTTGCCAATTGCTTTTAATGCTTGTGTTGTAAATCGTGTTAATAAAAATGGTGATGTAGTTGATTCTGCTATTGCTTCTGAGATGTATAAAAATTTCATCAATAAGCCAATCAATATTGAACATAATCGCGCCAATGTAGTTGGTGTTATCTTGTCAGCAGGATTTTCTGAGTTTGGGACTGATGCACCACTTACCGAAGAGCAAGTTAAAGACAAAAAAGAACCATACAATATTACTCTTGGTGGTGTTGTTTGGAAAATTGTAAACAAAGACCTTGCCAATACCATCGAAGAGTCTAATGACCCTACTTCTAACAACTACATGAAGGTCAGTGCTTCTTGGGAATTGGGTTATAATGATTTTGAAGTAGCGGTATTAGAGGGATCTGAAAAGAATATCGAAAATGCTACAATCATTTCTGACAAAGAAGAGATTGAAAAGATTAAAGGAAAGTTAACCGGATTTGGTGGCAGCGGAAGGCTCAATGAAAATCAATTAATTTACCGTAAAATTAAGGGCCGAGTCCTGCCTCTTGGAGTTGGCTTAACTGCAAATCCTGCTGCCGATGTTATCGGTGTTAGCGTCAGAAAACAAGAATCTGAACAAATTATAGAGCAAAAAGCGGAAGAAATTTCACAAACGTTAGAATCTAATGTAATTATCGAAAGAAAGAATATGAAAATATCTGAATTATCTCAAATTACTGATGAGTTGCTTAAAGAAGCAACCGCTTCTTCCATCAGGGATTTTATTGGAGAGCAACTTAAAGATGCCTCTGAGAAATTCGCTGCTGAACAAAAAGCTAAAGAAGACGCAATCAAGAACGCCGAAGAGAAGTTCGCTAGTCTCTCTTCCGATTCTGAAAACCTAAAGAAAGAGCTTGAGTCCCTCAAACAATCTTTAGAAACCCTACAACAAGAAAAGGCTTCCAAAGATAAGCAAGAATTATTCTCTTCTAGAATGTTCGGGCTTGATGAAGAGTTTGATCTTGATACCGAAGATAGGGAAGTAATTGCTAACGATATCAGAGATTTGGATGAAGATTCTTTCGCCGCTTACAAGAAAAAGATGAGCGTCCTAATGAAGGAGAAGAGCAAGGCTTACAAGACCTCAAAGGTGCCAAAAGAAGAGAAGAAGCAGACTATGGCCACTGAGACTCAAGAGACCGTTGCTTCTACAGATAATGCTAATGTCGTTGATGATGCTATTAACAATGGAACTCAGCAAGTTGATCAAATCACTGCTGGCATGGTTAATCCATCAAAGACTGTTAAGCAAAAATACCAATCAGCTTTTAATGACGAAGGCTTCGTTATTACAAAATAAACAAACAAATAAATATATAGGAAAACACTATGGCATATTCATCTACTAAAAGATTAATTAAACCATTTCGTGGTTACGGTGAGCATGAAGTTATCAACATGTTCGCTTTCGATCTCGAAACTGTAAACAAAGGAACTTTCGTTAAAGTCCTCGGCGCTGGCTGGAAAAACTCTGATGATTCTTTAAATATCACATCAGCCACTCCTGTCGGAGCTTCATACTTTAACGTCGTTTCTGATCGTTATTCTACCACTGCTCGCGTTACCACTGCTGGTACTGGCGATGCTAACAAAGTCATTGGATTGCTCCTTAATGACGTTCGCGAAACTGACGAAAATGGCGAGAAGCTAATCTACAATCCTCGTAAAGCTGCTGAATTGAGCGCTGTTGTCTCTGGACAAACAGTACCAGTTCTTAAGCGCGGTATTATCTTGGCTTATGCTACTGGCGCTACCGCTGGTAACGGTGCCTTTATTAATACTCTTGGAGAACTAGAGTCAAATGCTTCTATTCATGGTTCTTATGTTAAAGTTGGAACTTATCTAGGTTCTGCTGACGATGATGGTTATGCACTATTGAACCTCGACCTATAATATAACCACTAACCTAACCAATTAATTATAATATAATATGAGACTTAAATTAAAAAATACGCCAGAACAAGTAGAGCTAATCAAGAAGGTTGGTTCTCGCAATCTAGTTGAGGCCGCTGAAGCTATGGAGGCCTTGGCCGCTTTCGTAGGACCAGTTATCCAAAAGGTTCTTGCTCAAGCTGGTACTGCCAGCATGATCTACAAAGACATGGAGTTTAACGAAGACGATAGTCCTTCTTATCCTCTTGATCTTTATTACAACGAGGCCGCTGGCCTAGTTTCCATCTGGGCTCAAAATGTCGCTGGTGGTCTACCCTCCAACTACATGGATCAACCAGTCCAAGAGTTGAAGCTCGCCACCTACCGCCTTGACTCTGCTGTTTCTTTCAACAAGAAATATGCCCGCAAGGCTCGTCTTGACGTAGTCAGTGGAGCTTTGGACCGTATGGCTCAAGAAATGCTCGTTAAACAAGAGCGCAATGCTTGGGCTGTTATCTTAAAGGCCCTTGGCGCTGCTGCTACCTTGAATGGCCGATCAGCTTCTTATTCAACCACTGGAGCTTTGAAGCATCTTATCGCTCCAGTTGGTGGCGCAAGAGCTTTTGATCTAGGCTGCTTGAATGACTTGATTCTCCGCTTTAAGAGAATTAATGTTTCATTTGCTGGTGGTACTCCTTCTGATGCCTCTGCTCGCGGATTGACTGACCTCTTTATTAGCCCAGAAATTAAGGCTAAGATTCGCGCTTTCTCATTCAATCCTATTTTCCCAACTAGCTCCACTAGCCAAACTCAATTGTCTGAAGATGTTCGCACTGAGTTGTATAGAGGCGGCGGGATGGAAAGCTTGTTCGGTATCAATATTATCGAGCTAGTCGAACTTGGTAAGAACCAAAAGTACAACACTCTATTTGATTCATTTGACGTAACCACTTATACTGACATCAATAATGCAAATGCTATCACCTTCGCCACTGCTTCTCATGACCTCTCGATTGGTCTTGATTTGAGCCGTGATGCCTTCATCCGCCCAGTATCTACAAACGCTGAGAGCGGTGGACAACTCCAAGTTCTTCCTGATGACCAATTCATCTCTCGCGCAGAGAAGACTGGTTTCTACGGATTCCTAGAGGAAGGTCGCGTTTGCGTCGATGCTCGCGCTGTCGGTGGTGTTATTACCAACTAATTAAAAACTCTCTTAGTTTTAGCCCCAGAGGTAACCCCTCTGGGGTTTTTTATTTTATATTTTCCTTTATATATATTAGAATAT